GCCGGTTGGTGAACGGATACGTTCGCCGACCGGCGCCGAACCGGTTCAGCTCGGGGCGACGGCACCGGCCGCCGTCGTGAAGGAGTCCAGGGCCTCCCCCAGCTCCGCGAAGTTGTCGGCGACATGAGCGGCCTGGCAGCGGGCGGCCAGGGCATCGAGCTCGGCCAGGAAGCTGGAGGCGTCCTGGCCCGGGGGGGGCGCGGTTTTCAGTTGAGCAATTTGTTCCCGAAGTGGGATCATCTTACCATTGGCGTCGTAGAACGATACTCCTAACTGATCCATGGATTTAACCATAGCCTTAGTAGGTTTAGCAATACGAGACAAGGCTCCGCGAAGTGTCGTACCTGCTTGTGAACCTTTGATACCTGCGTCGGCCATAATACCGATAGACGCTGCGGTTTCTTCTAAACTTAATCCCATCGAGTGCGCAACCGGTGCGACATACTTCATCGCTTCGGCCATGTCCACGGTCTCTGCGTTCGTATCTGCGGCAGCTCTTGCGAATACGTCCGCGACGTGTCCTGCTTGTCCTGCTTCTAATCCAAACGCTCGTAGGGAGCTTGCCATCGCCTCGGAACTTGCTGCTACATCTCCTCCAGATACCGCAGCGAGGTCGAGGACACCCGGCATTGCGTCCATGATTTCGTTCACTTGGAAACCAGCTGAAGCGAGGTTCTCCATACCTTGCGCAGCTTCTTTAGCACTGAAGGCCGTTTTGGCACCGAGTTCGATTGCCTGACGTTTCATCTTGTCAAGTTCTCCACCTGTTGCCCCTGCGATAGCCTGTACCCGGGACATTTGTGCTTGGAACTCGTTCCCTACCTTAATGGAAGTCGCAGCTATACCTAAAAGAGGTAGCGTGACGGCGGTAGATAGTACCTTACCCATGCCCGTCAACGCTGAACCGATTTGGAAGGATTTGGACGACTCAACTGCTAGTCGTTGAGCCTGGTTTTGAGCCAAGTTCAATTGACTTGTGAAATTTGAAATGTCTAGCGTCATTTTAGCTGCTATTGATCCAAAATCCATATATCTTCCTTTCTATTCAATAAAAATAGGAGCGACTAAATAAGTCACTCCATTAGCATTTGCAAACCTGGATTCTTTTTCTCGTCTCCAGGGTACCTAGGAGTCTTATCGTCCGCGATGTAGCGAATGTAGGCTACGGCCGCAGTATCGAAGCAATAACGTCCAATATCTGTGGTTAGCCCTACGACATCACTAGGTCTAATATGAAATTCAGTAGCGACTGCTATGACATTAGACATTTCCTTCGTTTGAACGAAAGGACTCCGCCGAAGCTACCTCTCCGTACATTGCACTGAAGATCGTCATCAACTGATCGTCCGTCATGTACTCCCCAATTTCTGCATAGGTAGGTTGAACCAACGCAGCTTCCGCAAAGACACGCAATAGTTCGGCCATGTCTTGGATCCCTGAATCACTTTTGTTCAGTTTTTCCAAGGCTTTACGTTTTTGGTCGTCTGTGATAGACTTCATGTCCAAGTTGTCTTTAGTGACTTCTTGTGTTTCACCGAAAAGTTCAGTTACCTTACCTAAAAGGGTATTAGGGATGCGACCGTTCGCGATCAAGTTCATTACCCCAGCGGAGCGGATTTGAACATAAATAGGCTCAGCGCCTTTTCCAAAACCTGGAAGAGGGATGACTTGGAACGATTTTTGACGAAATTGTTCAGCGGTGATAATGTTGTTATTCATAGCAGTACCTTTCTAAATTTATGCGTATTGTGCGACAAGTGTAATATCGCGGTCAGGCATAACACTTGTATCGAAGTTCCACATAGTGGTTTCACCAAGGACTTTCCAGCCTTTGAAGACTTTGCCGTCCGTGCGTGTAGGATCCGCAGGTTTAGGAGTTACCTTTTTACCTACTTCAACCTTAACAGGGTTAGCCGTTCCGTTACCACCAGCTAAATCATACTTCACATTGCGAAGGATAGCAGGGAGTGTAGGAACATAGTCCATTGACTTAACAGGAAGTCCAGCTTTAGTAGCCTCGCGGGCTTTAATTTTGAACTCAGGTGCGTAGAACTCTTTACCAATGTTGAGTCCCGGAGCGCTACCAGTACAGTTGTTCAAAGTGATTTTGACGTAGTTGACAATTGAGTCTCCTACATAGTTCGGCACATAGATATTCATCCTAAATGGTTTCATATTTGTTGCGCCTTGTGCAAGCATTGGTGAGTCATATCCAGCGATAGCTTCGTTCACTTTTCGAACGGTACCACCTTCAATCAATGCCATAATTTCAGGGTCAAACGTGTTGTCCTTGAATGTTAGGTCATAACCATACAAAAGGTCTGGAGTACGCACGATCGCAAGAATACGAGTATCATTGCGCTTGATGTCTTCCGTACCTTCCGAGGTTACTGACTCGAGTTCCGCAGTTTCAGCGGTGTCGACTGTAAACTTAGATCCACCAACTTTCGGTAGTTGAGTGAGTGGATCAAGTTCTTCAATTTCGACAAACTTAATTCCGTAAAGAATATCCTTACTCATTTATAGATTTCCTCCTTGTGGTATTCTATATTCGATTTCTAGTCTATAACGAGATAACATTGTATCAAAGTAGTCACCTGTCTCCGAATACGTTACCTCGTAACCCATTTCTTTGATCAGTTCTCGAACTCTTTGACCGTAATCGTCTATCCCTATAATTGAATTAGAGTGGACGTAGATTTGAACCTTCCAATAGGCAAAACTTCCTAGACGATTTGTAGCACTAGGCATTCGATGACTGAATCGAAGTACAATGTAATCATCTGGACGGTCTAATTCTTCCTCCGTTTCGCCGAACTGAAGCCCGGGAAACATTGGCGTAGGTGACAGTTGGTAAGTTGGTAGTATCTCCTTTAGCCTGTCCATCATTGAAGTACGTTTTGTCATTTCATCCTCCTAGCTTACTAATCGTCTTAGAGCCCTAAACAATTCTTCCACATTGTCCTCTATGGACTGCTCCAGGATCTTGTACTTGCGTCCGTGCGCCAGTTCCAACCAAAAGCCGTAGCTCATATGGTGCGATACTGCAATCATAATTTGATCCTTACTGACCCATGCTGCTTCCCCTCGTAGCTTTTGACGAGCGTTACCAGTTCGGTCGGTCCAAATCGCGTTCGATTTTGCGTAAGCCTCCATCTTAGTTGAAGCTATTTCACAGACTAATAAAACAGATACAAGGAACTTGCTTCGGTACTGTTCACAGGACTGAACAAACTCGCTAGGATCCCATACAAGTTCAGCCATTAGTCCTTCACCTCTAATTTAAGTTCAATTACAATATTTTGCTCTAAAATGTTATGTACTTCGACGACGCGATATCTTCTCCCTGATTGGATAACCTTAACAGTATCCGCAGGTTTAATAGCAGCGCCGTCGTCATACATAATAAAGATTCGAATTCCATTTTGAGCAAAGATCCTACCAGCGTCCGTAGCATTGGACAATAGGTCAGGCCCTGTGGCGTTATCGAATAAACAAGTAGCACCTTTGAGGACTTCACTTCCTTTAGTGTCTCGTTTTTTACCGCCATAGCCGTCACTGACCCATGCGTCCCTTGTTACGTCAATTTTTGTAGGAGCAGCATCAATAGCTCGACGAACTTGTTCCTTGACATAATTTAGGTCGTATGTCATGTTCCGTCCGCCCTTCTCATTAGGATAGTAGACCCTTCGCTTGAGGATAGTTCTTGCTCTTGCTGCTCGGCTTTATATTCATCGTAGAATAGTTGAGCCATGTTTTTCCAGTAGTCTGCGTCCCCTTTCAAGCTAATAGGTCCAAGAGTCACAACGTCATTTCGCGTTTTAAGAAGACATAATTTATAGCTTACATACGCAACCGACTTGTGACGGTCTAAAAGAGCGGAGATATATTCTTGTGGGTAAGGGTTGGGAGAATTGTCGTTACCTATATTCCCTGCAACCAAGTCAATATCCGCTTGTTCCGCCATTTTATTCTCCTAGTTCGTAGTCAATTAGGGCGTCGATATATTCACTCTTGCGAGTAAGACCAGTAAGGTCAATACCGTTAGCCTGCGCCAGTTCAGCGAGTTGAGGGACAGTCATTGCGGCATATTCTTGTCGCATTTTTTCAACTTCGTCCTCGTCATCTAAAACTGAACTATCCGTAGTGACGTCCGTACCCTCGGCTTCCTTTAGTTCAAAAGCCAAACCACTTTCGACAAGGGAAGTAGCAAGCGCATCGGGACAATGAAACACTGAACCCGTATGCGCTACACTCCCGGAGACAATCAACGTACTCAACGCTTTCAGTGTAGCCATAAATTACCTCCTAAAATTAGCCTTCGTTGGTTTTAATAACCCCAACATAGTCGATCCCTTCGAACGATGGGATCATTACCGCAGAAACGACGGTCACCACGTTCACTGGATGTTTTTCCATGTAAGTAGTGACAGTAGGTCCACCTGAAAGAACTTGAACCTGTGCGTCTGTTCCACCTGATGCGAGGTCAAACGCTTCTGGAGTAGTTCCGTACCAAGTGTGACCAACTGGATCTGGCGGAAGAAGGACAACGACGTGGTCATCGATCAAGTTGAACTGACGAATGTTACCTGAGTCAGGCAATTTGTCAGCGTCGGCGAATTGGGCAATCTTCTTAGAGTACACCGCGATTTGAAGTTGAGTCTTCTCAGCAATGAACTTTTCAGCGTCCGCAGCTAATAGCATGAAGTTTTCCCATGACCCTTGAACCCCAATCGCAAGAGCTTTCTTAATAGAGTCACTCTTCGTCATGTTGTTGTAAGTGTTACGGTTCATAATCATACGAGTAGGTCGAACCCCTGTACGGTTTTCCATGTCGTCCATAGCCGCCAAAATGTCGGCGATAGGGTCGGACGTAGTACGGTCAGTCCATTTCTTCGCTGCGGTGTATTGTTGTTTAGCATCCATGTTGTAGTCATAGGTATACTGAGCTTCACTGTTGGTAGATTTAACAGTAAATTTACCGTATTGAAGCAACTGCATACGCATGTATTCGGCTTGCGCTTCTACACCGTCGACAAGGTTTTTAGTGTCATTGTAAAGCTGAGTGATGATTGGTTGAGCCATTCCTTGACTTTGAGTCAATAACAATTGAAGTTGTTGACGGTCTTTTTCGCCCAAACGCATTGATTCACGGAAGAACGCCATTTCAGTAGCTTGTTTGCTAAATCCAGCACGTTCGCGAATACTTGCCTTAGCATCGTAGTTCGAAGGTTGGATAGTTACTGGAAGGTTATTAGCACCTTTTAGCCAAGAAATGTCTGTCCCTGCTTGTTGCGCATTAGGGAAAAGTGAAGGTCCAAGGTAAGGAAGGGCGTTCGAAGGTAGAGCTTGAATGTAAGCAGCAACCTCACTCGCATTTAGGTAATCATAAATATTCATCTAATACTTCCTCCTATTTTACTACCAAAATCATTGGGTTTTTATTTTCAGGAACTGCTCCAGCAACTTTTTGAAGAGCTGCGTATTTAACAAATCCATGAACAAGAACAGTGACGGTGACTTTGTCTTCACCATCGTAGACACGTTGATCTGCAAAGATAACTCCATCAAATTGTTCCCCAGTTTGAACCACTTCAAGTCCAGTCTTGCGACCGTCGAGTGTAGTTGCGTTCTTCACACAAGTTCCGGCTAAAATATACTTCTTACCACCTACGTCAGTAGCAGCAGTAGCAGGGATTTGAGCACTTAGGGCGACATAATGGTCTGGGATTGCGACAACGCTTCGAGTAGTTTGATTGAAATCAGTTTTCTTAACTCGTACATTAGGCATAGCCTTTTCCTCCTATTATTTAAAGAATGTAGCTTGTTGCTGACCAGTAGCACTTTGTGATTGAGCTAATGATTCAGCGAGTTGCTTACCAAAGGCACCTACTTCACGCGGTTCCGGAACTCCTGCGCCTACGCGACCTGAGTTACCTGGGTTCCCTGTTCCGGAAGCTCCTTTGTGAGAAGATTCAGGGTTAGGGTTTTCCTCGTCTTTAGGGTTTTCTTTGAATAAGTATTTACGAGACTCACGCAAAGACTTCAATTGGTCTTCTAAACCTTTGACGTTACCCTTGTCGTCGACTGTGATATCGTCCAGGTTCATAAATCCAAGAATGTCCGCTGCGGGAGCAATGGAATCAGTGATCAAAGGATGTAGAGCCGAAATAACTGAAGCACTTTTAGCTATTTGAGTTTGGTTGTCTAATTGACTTTGTAGGTTTTGAATCGTAGCCTGCGCATCACTACCATCTTCGACCTGCTTGGACAATGTAGCTACTTCCTTCTTGTAGCCTTCAATCGAATTGTTCGCTTGGTCTCGTTGTTGAACAACTTCATCGAATCGTGCGTGTGGTACATAATGTTGACCGTCCCCGTCGATGAACAATTTTGCGTCCAATTCTTTTGCTTTAGCTTTCACATGCTCTGTGACGTTTTTGATCGTTGGTTCATCCAAACCTTTTAAAAGGTCTTCTAAATGATAAGCCATTTGATATCCTCCTTGAGTTTACGCCCTCCGGCTGAATCTTCTGTTTTGAATTGGAACAGTGAAACCAAGTTCAAGTCGTAAGGTGACAGGATCCCTTTTTCATGTATTATTATAACAGAATCGAACCTTTTTTACTATATTTCGAACAAAAGCTACCTGTAGACTAATTATAGAGAAAAAGATACCGTTCGAAAACGATATCTTAATAACTTTTAACAAAATCCAGGTCACTGTATTTTTCGACCTTACCTGCGTTTAGATCATCATACCATGCGTCTAATACATCGTTCGGTTCTCCATCAATCCAACCGCGCAACTCGTCGGCGATTTCTTCCAATGAATCTTCGTACCATATAGTTTGGTAACACATACCATTGGGGTGATCGAACGGACATTCTTCAATAGGGAAGATTTCTCCGTCCAAGTCGATACAAGCCTGACAAGTTCGACCTGGCGCGTGTACGGAGTGCCATTGAACTTTTTTAGCGTAAGGGTTCACTTTTCCCCATTGTCGAACTCCAGCGGTAGCTGAATGACTAATGGTAGTTCTTGCAAGTCTTAAAGCATTGTACTCTAAATTTTCATACTTGCGAGCCGTAGTCTTACCCAACTTTTCGGCGATTTGTTCGAAGTCCCACTCTTTACGAGCTTTTGGATCTATGTACTGTTCCAACATTTTAGCCATGTCGACCGCAGACATACCACTAGCCAGACCTTGCGTGACGATTTGTTGAACGTCATTCCCTGCGCGTGCTGCGTTTGACCATACACGTTTAGACAAGTTCTTTCCGTCTTTGTAGATTTCACCTTTAGTAACGGCTTCAGCGGCCCTACGGGAAAAGACTAATGACGCCGAACGAACATCCTTTTCAAAGTCTTTAGCAGTAGCATTTCCGTCCTCCCCTAAAATGTTCAGTAAATGTAGAACCTGTCCGTCCACGGCATTCTCTGCGGCTTTTTCGGAGTATTCGTGCATAACATGAACCAATACCTTGTGCAAGTCGTAAGCGTAGTCTTTATAGATGCGTTTAGGTAGGTATCCATTGCGCGACTTTTTAATCTTTTCAATAAGGTCGACCCCTGCGTCATTGAACGCTTTTAAAACGGCCTTCTCTTGTTCAAGGGTCAATTTAATGTTGGTCTCATGTATAGCTTTTTCCCAGCTACTGAGATACCCATTCTTTTTCTCTTTGCTCAATGTTCAGCTCCTTTTTCAATTTTGCGGTAAGGCCTGAAATCTTATGCCCAGCGTTTTCGTCCTTCATTCGATAATCGTGGTAAAGGTTTTGGTTCATTGCTGCGCCTTTAGCTAATTCCTTCTTCATCTTTGAACGACATTCATTTCTAAATCGAATTAGTTTTTCGACCTCTTTATCGCCGACATAAGTAGTGAACCTATAATGACACTTAGGACATTCAAAGAACCTCCACTCGACGCCCTTTTCGATATGCTTGGAGATAATTTGCTTGGACGATAGTTCGAACTTATGTTCACAATGATCACAGTTTACATCAAAGACCGTTTTAGATTCGATCTTGGGTTTGTTGCTCTTACTGTTCTGGCGTACTTGGTTCTTCAATTGTTTCTTCTTGCGGTTTTTCATCTTGCGGTTCTCCTTGTTCGTTTAATTCTTCAGCTAATACAGGTAAAGCGCCGGCGGAAATTTCATCCAACTGCGCAAGTTCCTGCAATACACGTTCCCACTCTTTGTCAGCTTTTTCTTTCTTACTGAACTCTTCAATGTAAGATTGGTGACTA